CTCCAGTAGGTTTGTTGCAAATAAATTTTAGCAGGTTAATTTGTACATCTGTAACTCTTTCAATAGCTTGTTTATCAGTGGTTTCATGAATGATTGGGCCAATATCACCTGTCATTAAAGCCCACTTAGCAAAGTCTTTTTGTAATTGAGGAGTAGCAGTTAAACCATATCTATAATATGTATTAGGAAGGTTCTTTAGAATTTTATCAATGCTTTTATTTAATCTATGACATTCATCAACAATAACTAATCCACAACTTTTGATTTTTAGTTTTTTTAATGATTGGAATAATGCAACGATAATATGACCATTACTTTTTTCTCCATCTCCAACTTTTCCAATTTCATATTCAGGAAACCATTCAATGAAACGATCATATGTTTGATTCAAAATCTGTTTGGTAGGTGTGATAATAATAGTTTGAGGTACATAAAGTTTATTAACTATTCCCCCCATGACTACAGTTTTTCCCATTCCGGTTGGGCCAACAAGAACTCCTCTATTTTTTGGGCCAGCAATAGCTATCATTTTTCTTTGATATGGTTCAAATTTAATTCCAGGTAATGAAGCTATTAACTTATATTTTATTTTTGGATAAATTAATGGTTTATAAATTATAATATGCTTTTTATGTTTTAGTTTATCACGAACGTAATGAATCAAACCAACAGGAAAACGGCAACCATGTCCTCCTCTGCAATCTAATATAGATTTCGTGCTCTCTGTACCTATATCCCAATAGGATAGAGCTTTCCAGACTTGATGCTGTCTTGATCTGTGATCTACTCTACAGTTATGAGCATTGATTTGTTTAATAGGTATTACCATTCTATTCCTGATTGATCCTCATCTGATTCTCCCCAATTATCTTTAATTTCAAATTCATCAATTGCAAATTGTCCTATGGATAAATCACGATAAATTCCAATAGATCCATGCTGTTTACCATGACGATAGTTAGCTATGTAAAGTCTTGCTCTACTTTCTTTTTCTTCTATATCTGTTTGACAGATAGCTAAAACGAGGTCTGAATTAAATATGGTATCAATGTCATCAGCAACTAAATAAGAATGAAATATTTTTGCTGTCATTGCTTTTCTATTTCCTTGCATAGCAGAAATAGAAATTAAATTACGAGTAGCAGCTATTTCTTTTAAGCCAAGGCAGTTTTCAGAAATACGATCTTTTTTACTTTGTCCTGTTTCAGTTTCTTTCATGATACCCAGGTAATCAATAATTAATATGTTGGTATAAAATCCTTTTTTTTCTTCTAACTCATCAAGGATTCTATTAACATCATGGTAATTTAAACGTCCTCTGTCAAAGGCGACTATTTCAAGATTGCCACCTGATATTTTTTTTAATCTTTCTTTGTTTTTAATTACTTTTTTAACATCGTAGATGGTATCGATTGTTTCAAGGGTTTTTATATATGTATCACCTATGGATCTTAAAATTTCAGCTTCACCTTTAGGTGATGAAGTCATAAACCCAACAGCCATATCCAATCGTTCATCTATTTGTTCTTTACCCATTTCAAGGGAAATAAATAATACATTTAAACCTTGGAACATAGCAGCAACAACCATTTCAATTAGAAACCATGTCTTACCTGCTTTAGTTGCTCCAAGGGTTGTAATGAGCCATTTGTTTCTAAATCCTCCTATTAATTTATCAAGACCATCAATCCTTGTCTTCATTTTATATCGGTCTTCTCTTAACCGATCATTGATAAATTTCCTGTCAGAGATATAATTATAATAAGGTTCCTCAATTTGTCGTGGTCTTTTGATCGCTTCTAAAATCACTCCAGTAGCTTTATCGTAATCTTTGATTTTAATTAGACCGGCAAATTCAATGCTTGCTTCTTCTAATTGAAAGTGAAACATAGCATCATTTATTTTATTTAAGATGTATTTTCCATTAGATCCCGATATATCTTTAAGAATACCAATGAGGGACATACAACGATCATATAGATCATTTGTGATGGTATTCTCATACTCTTTGAAAATATCAAAGAAATTTTCCTGGGGAGCTTCTTTGTAATCATCATAAAAATCATAAATGATTTGTACTAAATGTTTGCGGTCTCTTGTTTTAAATGTTCCAATGGGTACTATATTACGAACTACTTTAAGAAATTCTGTATCTTGTATGGAGTGAAATATGATCTGATTGAGGAAATGATTGTTATATTCCAAAATCTGATCTTTCATATTATCTTCCTTTCAGTATAAATATAGACCAAGCATTACTATAATGATCGTAAAATGTACGTCTTTTAATTTTACTTTCTTTTTTAGGATCAATATCATCTGTTCCACCAGGATAAAATTTACCTTTATAAAATAGTTTTTTTACTGTTTCCTGTTCTATTAATTTAAAATATTTTTTGAGTTGTATTTCAAAATTTATGAATTTTTTATCAGTAGGTTTTTTTTCTTTGCCTTCTTTTGGTTTATTAAAAATTAAAAATATTCTACCACTTTTAGTCAGTACTCTTTTCATTTCTGAAAGGGTATCTAATATTTCATCTTCTTTTAAATGGTTAAATAACTGACTACAATGGATAAGATCAATGGAATTATCTTCAAAAGGTAATTCAGTACTATTTGCAATTTTTAATTCCTTTTCAGATAGCTCTAATTTTTTTATACCTAATTCAATAAGGTATTTTGAAATATCAACTCCATAAAATATATCAAATATACCTGTTTCTTTAAATGCTTTAAGATGTGATCCACAGGCACATCCAATATCAAGTAGAGCTTTATTACGGGCGTCATACATATATGTTTTGGTCATGTATATTACAAGTTTTGCATATTGCTTTTGCCAATCACCATAAAATGCATAATCAATGCCTTTGTCCTGACATTTTTTATAATATTCTTCTTCTTTTGCCATTTGTGATTCTCCTAAGTAAAAATGTAAAAATTATGTACTTTTTCAATGAATGAAACCATTCCATAATCAAAACAAAACTGAGTGAAATTATTTTCAATCATTTTTGTTTCTTTATATGGCAACCAATAATTTGATAGGGACGGATGAGGAAGAATAACAAGTTTATAACATAATTCGTAGAGATCTTGGTGTTGTTTTATTTTATCAACATACGTTTTATCTCCTTTGAGATATGCTAATGTTCTCACCTCACCCATCCCAGGTATACCAGGAACAGTGTCAGATTTGCATCCAGCAATAGCTTTGTAATCAATCCATTGTTTAGGAGTTATTCCATAAGTACGAGTAAACCATTGTAAATTTTTCATGATCTTTTTATCGGGATCATAGAGATATGTATTGTCAGTAATTAACTGATACATATCTTCATCTCTTGTAATAATAATGTTTGTTCCTTTAGAATATTGTTTGCACCATAGAGCAATTAAATCATCCGCTTCATACATAGGCAAAGTATAATCTGCAAATCCTAATTGTCCACATACTTCTGTTAATGTAAGATATGCTTCTTCAAATTTTACTTTTTCTTCTAATTCTTCAGGGGTTAAAGCTTTATTTTCTCTTTGTTTATATCCATCGAATTCATCATTTCTAATACCTATTTTAGAAATGTCCCACATGATAACAGTGTTAGTAACTAAATGTTTATTGGCAATACTTTGTAGAGTATTAAAAAACCCATAGAAAACACCTGTGTTTACACCATTGTATGATAGGTTTCCTCCTCTGCTATACTTGGTTCTGTAACAAAGATACCTACCATCAACCACCATAGTAATATCATTTGAATTTAATTGGGGTGTTATTTTTCTTTGCATAACGTTATCCTATTAGGTTTACTTTTTAATTCTAAACGCTTGATAGGTTTTTCAATTTCTGGTATAAGACGATCACCAACGAGTCCTATGCCTTGGTCAATTAATCTTTCATAATATTTTAGATAAGGATGTTCAGGTTCCCAATCGAATTCTTTTTCAGTTAATTCTTTAACTCCATGTTCAAATGGATAAAATATTACTTCCCGAAGCCATTGAGTACCTATTTTATAATAAAAATTAACAAGAAATCTATCTACCCTGGAAAATTTTTCTTCTTCATGTCGATTGTCTTTTAACAAAGTAAATACATCGGGGTCATTAGTAGGAATATACTCACTATTACCATTTTTTAATGTGCATTTAATGGTTAATTTTTTCTTTTCTTTTACCTTTAGATTCAACCTTGGCAAATATGTCCTCCTTTCCTTAGCTACAGTTACTAAAACCACAAAATAAACATTCTCCTCCTCTACATCCTGTTTTATGTGTTAGTCCTTTCTTATGGCATTCAGGACAACGATCAAATTCTGTTTCTGGTTTATGAACATCATTAACAAGGGAAGTATGTAAAGCGATATGCCATGTTTTATCTTCATCAGTCATGAAATGATATTCTAATACTTTAGCCAAAGCATCAACTATTGATTCAGCTTGTTTACTTTTTTCTTGATCATCAGCAATTTTAAACCAGAATGGTTGATCTCCTTTTAATCCTTCAAGAGTATCAACAATCCATGCCATGTCCATACCTGCTTGAAGTCCTTTAGAACAGATCCTTGCTAAAGCATCAATAACTACGTTAACTAATCCTCCTTGTTTACCGATTGAGAAAAACATTTCAATTGGATTATTGTTAACAAAATTTACAGTAACAAAAAATTTACCATGAGGAGTTTTGATTTCAACAGTAGATCCATTACGTTTAATCGGTCTTTCCATTGCTTTTCGTATTGATGTTTCTGCTTTTCTTGCTTCTTTTGAATATTTTCCAAATTGTACAGGTTGATTATCTTTGCATCCATCTCTAAATACCGTTATGCCTTTTAAACCATGTTCCCATGCTGCTTTATAAATATTTTGAACATCTTCTATCGTAGCTGAATTAGGTAAGTTAGTAGTTGAACTGATTGCCATTGAAATCCATTTTTGTCCTGCTGCTTGCATTTTAAGTTTAATCATAGGATCAATATCATGAGCTACTTTGTAAATAGATTTCATATGACCAGGAAAGTAATCAATGTTTTGAATCGATCCATTGTGATCAATAATATCTTTTATGATTGCTTCTTTAGATTTTCTAACTGCTGCTTGATCACAATCTAACCAACTGTTTAAATCTTTATCAAATTGAGGATGGATTATTTTAAGAACTTCATCAGATTCAACCAGCGGTTTCTCCCATACCAATGCCATCAATGGTTCCCAACTATAGGAGCAATCGGCAGACAGTGATATTGATCCTGTTGGAGCTATCATTGTCCAATTGGAATTATGAATACCATAT